GATAATACTTTTAGAATATTTACAGATACACAAACTCAGCCAACAAATACAGTTAACACTGGTGCGACTGGTTACACAGAAGCAGATTTAGTAATTGGTGCATTAACAACCTCTGGCATAACAGTTGATAACATAAACTTAAATGGTCATACCATTACATCTAATACTCATTTAGCTTTAGATATTGTAGGTGATTTACAAATTGATGTAGATGGTGCAGAAGTTAAATTAGCTGACGGAGGAACTCAATTTGGAGCTCTTTATAACAGTAGTAATGATTTCTCTATTCAATCATCAATATCTAATCAAGACTTAAAAATTGTCGGTAATGATGGTGGCTCTATTTTTACAGCAGTTACTTTTGATATGTCAGATGCTGGTACAGCTATTTTTAACCACGATGTTGTTTTAGCTGATAACGGAAGGGTGTTGTTAGGTAGTTCTTCAGATTTACAGCTAATCCATGATGGCTCTAATAGTTATATTGATGATGCTGGAACAGGTATTTTATATGTTAGAGGTAACGATAAAATTATCTTAGGAAAACATACTGGCGAAACAATGGTTGAAGCTAATGTTGATGGTGCTGTTGAGTTATATTACGACAATGCTAAAAAGTTTGAGACACTAAGCGGCGGAATACAGGTTACTGGAAACATTGGTGTTGATGTTGCTGATCCAACAGCTTACAACTCGTCAGACAAACTGGCTATATATAGCACAGGCAATACCAGCATGGTGATTGCAGCTGGTACAAGTAGCGAATCATCTATTTTTATGGCCGATGGAACTTCTGGTGCTGCATCTTATGATGGCTATTTACAATATAGTCATAGTGCTAGAGAAATGCGAATTGGAGCAGAAGCAGTTACAAAAATTCTTTGTGATTCTGCTGTTACTCTTTACTACAATAATGGATCTAAGTTCTCTACAACAAATACAGGTGTTGATATAAATGGAACGGCAAACTTAGACAATATAACAATTAATGGTGGCCAAGGCTCAGACGGACAAGTTTTAACTTCTACAGGAAGCGGTATAGCGTGGGAAGATGCAGCTGGCGGTGGCTCCTTTGCAAATTTAAGTGATGTAACAGTAGCAACTTCAGCACCAGCCACTAATACAAACCCATCAAGCGGAGTTGGAACTTTATGGTTAGATAAATCGGCTGGTGATTTGTATGTATGCACAAGTGCTACTTCAAATAGTAATATTTGGTTAAACATTGGTGATGGTACTGGCCAAGTTGGTGGCAACCCAACAGGTGGAACTATTACATATGCTGGTGGATATACTTACCACACCTTTACATCTAGCGGAACATTTGGAGCACCAGCAGCAAAAAGCGGAATAGATATTTTAATCGTTGCTGGTGGTGGTGGCGGTGGTGGCCGTTATAACTCTGGTGGCGGTGGTGCTGGCGGTATGCTTGAATACACAAACCAAACAATAAGTGGCGATCATACAATTACTGTTGGGGCTGGCGGTGCTGGTGGAGCGCATGATAGCAGAGGTACACAAGGCTCAAATTCTTCTCTTGCTGGGCCGTCTGGAAGTTGGACAACAGCTGTTGGCGGCGGTGGCGGTGGTGGTTATAGCACCAACGGAACAGGTGGAGATGGTGGATCTGGTGGTGGTGCCTCTGGTTATCAGACTGGCACTACATCCCAGGGAAGCGGCACCTCTGGACAGGGAACAAGTGGTGGCCGAGGTGGCAGTTATGGTGCTGGTGGCGGTGGTGGTAAAACCGCAACAAGTGAAGCAACTGGCGGCGGTGAAGGTGGTTCGAACACAAGTGGCGGAGATGGTGGCCCTGGTAAAGCATGGTTAGACGGAACCACATACGCTGGTGGCGGTGGTGGATCTAACTACAATTCAAGTGATACTAACACAAAAGGCCTAGGTGGATCTGGTGGCGGCGGTGTTGGTGGTTTCTATGGTAATGGTAATGTAGGATCAGGATCTGGCTTTCCGCAAGATCCTGGAGATGGATCCGCAAATACAGGCGGCGGCGGTGGTGGTGCCTCTGGATATGGGGCCTCTGGCAACACTGACAGCAATGCCATTGGTGGCAACGGCGGCTCTGGTATTGTTATTTTAAGATACGCAACATAAGAGAATTTATATGGCACATTATGCAAAAGTAAAAAAGGGAATAGTTACAGAGGTTATAAGAGCAGAAGAAAACTTTTTTGATACTTTTATAGACGATACACCAGGAGAGTGGATTCAAACCAGTTATAACACCGAATGCGGTGAACATAGATTGGGTGGCACGCCGTTAAGAAAAAACTTTGCAGCAATTGGTCATACATATGATGCAGATTTAGATGCTTTTTATTCTCCACAACCTTTTGCATCATGGACATTAAATGAGACAACTTGTCATTGGGAAGCACCAATTCAAGAACCAGATACAACTGGAATGTGGAAATGGAATGAAGATAACCAAGAATGGGATCCTATTGATAATTCTGTATAATAAAATTTTATAAACAACAAAAGGGAGTATTAATACTTATGAATGATAAAAATAAAAAAACAGAAGAAGAAGTGGTAGTGGATCCAGTGGTAATTAACATTGAGGATAATGATGGCAATGTTAGATCCTGGAAACAATCAGAATGCACAGAACATCAATTGCAGCTGATTAGAGAATTAGAGCCTATTTCAAAAGATCTAATTGCTTTAGAAAATAAATTTGCTGAAGTAAACAGAAATAAGCAATACCGCTTAGATGATTTTATTGCAGCTGGCAATGAAGCTGAAGCTGAACAACCAGAGGAAAAATAATTATGAAAAATATTTCATTTATCTTGATTGGCCTATTTGCAACCTCATGTGCAACTGTTAATTCAGTGATTGAGGGTGGTAAAGATATTGCCATGACTACAGTTGATACAACTGTGAAAACTGCTGGAGCCATATCTGGTGCAGCGTTAAAAGATGTAAGTGATGTTGTTAATACAGTGGCTGAAACTTACGATGGCGTAATTGATACAGTTGTTGAAAACATTGACGAGCAAACTGACGAACTGCAAAACAAACCAGAGGATAAATAATTATGGATTTACTAATTATTACAGTTGTTTTTGTTATCTTTCTTGGATTTTCTATTAGAAAATTTCAACCAGATCGTTGGGCCAAGATTAAAGAGTATTTTAACTTCTAATGCCTATTCGTAAGACAGCCAATGATGTGGCCGCAGATCTTGCAAAACATGATGCAGTTTGCCAGGAAAGATGGAAAACCATTTATCGCAAAACTGATGAACTGCAATCATCAATTAATAGCATGAAGATCTGGCTGCTTGGCGGTCTTACAACAATAGCTGCATCTCTTTTCACAATCATTGTGAGAGGCCTCATTTAAAAACACCTTATGATCGATAAGCTAATTAAACCAGTTAGCGACATTCTGGATAAGTTTGTTGCTGATAAGGATTTAAAATTAAAGCTTTCACACGAATTAGAAAAGGAAATAATTTCCTTAAACAAAGCACAAATTGAATTAAATGCCGTTGAAGCTGCACATGAAAGCATCTTTGTTGCTGGCTGGCGGCCATTTATTGGATGGGCTTGCGGCATAGCCCTGGTCTATCATTTCTTGCTTGAACCTATTATCCAATACATTTTAATAATTTCTAATGTTCCATTTACAACGCCAGAATTTGATTTTAGCCAACTTTCAACAATAGTTATGGCCATGCTTGGCATGAGTGGCCTTAGAACTTATGAAAAGGTTAAGAATTAATGCACCAGGAAGATAGACATTTTGATAGAGATCTAATTAGATCCAGGTTAAAAGATTTTGAAGGCCTGGTATTAAAAGCCTATGAATGTTCAGCTGGGTACACTTCAATTGGTATAGGCCGCAACCTGGACACCAGGGGAATAACAGAAGCTGAGGCTATGTATTTACTAAACAATGACATTGAATCTGTGTTTAAGGATCTGGATAGACATCTAGCCATTTGGAGATCTTACCCAATTGAGGCCCAATATGTTTTTATAGATCTCTGCTTTAATCTAGGGATCCATACATTATTATCATTTAGAAAAACTCTGGCCTTTTGTGAATTAGGTGAATGGGAAAAGGCGGCTGCTGAATTATTAAATTCAAAATATGCCAGGCAAGTAGGGAGAAGGGCAATCTTTAATTCTGAACAACTGGCTTTATGTCAAAATCAAGCACAGAAAACCATAACGCCAAACGCTTAGGATCCCTAGGTGAATCTTTAGTTAAGTCATGCTTGCTTGAATACTCAGATTTTTGCTATGAAACTTGTGAATCACATCCAGCGGATCTCATTGTTGAATTTGGTAATGCCTTGTATAAGGTGCAAGTTAAATCCAGGAACAAATCAAAAGAGGGCAAGTACACATTTCCTATTGAAAGCCATAGGGCTAAGTCTGCTACACATCAACATTATCATTGCGATATTTATGCTTTTGTATTTTTCCCAGGTAAAAGAATCCTCTTTGTACCAAACACAAGCGGCCAGAAATATTTTGTATTCCAAGAAGCCACCATTGTTGATGGCATGGAGTTTTCGTCTCTCCAGGACACTTTAGGATCACTTTCACAGATCCCAGTGTTAGATAATCTCCTGGAATAATTACGAATAATTGCAATTTTGCAGCTGAGATCTCTTACATAATTCGTAATTTAATTTATAAATAACAAACTACAAAGTTGATAGTTATATATTTATATATATAATACATAGTATGTTATTTATAAATTGGCTAAAAGCCTGGGAGAAACTTAACATGGAATATTACGAAGAAAAAATTTTAAGATTCAAAATTTTATCAAAGTTAAATGAAGAATCTGATACACCAGAAAATTGGTGTTTAACTGCAAGTGCATCATCTTTAGAAAATGCTGAGGCTATGTTAGACAGCCCAAGATTAAAAAGAAGATGTCTTGATTATAAAATTGTTGATGCTGGATCTGCTACAACAATAACCAGAGAGGTGTACTAATGGAATACGAAGTATCACCAGAAAGCTATTTGTTAGACGAGAAGGCCAGTGATTATGAATCCTGGTCTTATTGGTCTAAAAAACATTTAGATCCGCAAAAGATCTGGGGCCATGGATGGTGCCATATTTATGGCAACAGAAATTGCACCTGGAAACTTAAAGACGAAAAAATGCATCTGCATACATCCGTCATTATTAAGCACACTCACATTGAACTATTAACCAATGACACTCCCTATGATTCAGTGTCATTGAGAAAGGCCATTGTTGAGGTTTGGTTTGGATCCTTAGCACCATTCGACCAGAACAAGAATAGGAAGGATGCAAGAAATTTAGGTGCAAAGATGCACAGAGCAAAATTAAAGGGGGCAGCATAATGGAAGTTTTAATTTTTTTAGGCCTGGTATTTATACCTATCAAATACATATTTCATGCTTATATGGCCCACAGAAGGAGAATTAGGATCTGGAGACATATACCTATGTCTATGCGATTACACTACGATCAACGCAATGTTAAGTAGTATTGACTGGAGTTTGGTTCAGCTGCAACTAGCAGCTGGGCTGGCTCCAGTTTTCGTTATTTTGTACTTTCTATATAAATAGGAGTAGGATTGTTACTTACAAATATATATAAATATAACCTAAGGGTTGTTACTTATAGGGAGTTATTAATTGCAGAATAT